GCTGTAAATTTTCGCATGTCCGCCGCGTCTGCGCTAAGTGCCGCTTGCAATGGCCCTTTTGCTATCCTTCTTGCAGCCTGTGCATGATTAACAACCTCCGCTGTGGGATTTATGCCTGGTCGCGCCGCTTTGCCTTCACCCGGTAGCCTGGCAAAGTCTTGAACATTTCTAGGCTGTCGTTTGGCTCGACCTCCCAGCTTCCTTTCAAAATCACGAACTACCTTTAACCATCCGCTCTTCACGTAACCCCTTGAGCGTTTCCGCACAGAAATGAACCATTTAATGCGGTCAGCCATTGCTTGCCCGTACAAGCCTGGGGACGGTTTAATCGTCCTACCCCCGAACTTCTGCCCGTGAGCGATAAGTAAAGCAGCGAGAGGAGGCCGACCGGCGCCTTTCCTTCCATTCCCTGCCATCTTCTTTCTCAGGTTTCTTTCGATTTTCGCTGGCGTAGCTGAGGGCGTTTTTTTAAGAGCGATAAAAGCCACATTCATGGCCCTCTTGTTCACGATAAACGCCATGTCCCGCTTTGAATGCTGCGCGTATTGAAGTAACGCGGCTTGAAATTCTTTTGTGTCGAGCTTGATTCCGGTTTTAGGCATTGGAATCCCTTCTCAACTCGAAGTTATAAACAGCGTCTGACACATCAAGCGCCGTGATGACTAACCGATCTTGGCCCGCTGTAATCACTTGGCCCACTAAAGGCATTAACCCTTGATCTGCAAATTGCTCTCTATTCGCGACAAGCCGTGCATCTGACTCCTCTAGGTAGCCGCCCTCCATTCGATCTTTGCCTTTCGTTATCTCTGACATCACACCAGCGAATAGAGCGCCCTTCCAAAGAAACCTCATGCCTCGGCTTTGTTCTGCTGAGAGTTGGGCTAAGTGCGAAATCTTTAATCCCCCGTGCCCTTTGGAGTGTGTGACTGCGATTGTCACGGTTGAGTTTGTGGCGTCTCCTGCTATGTTTAGCTTGTCAATTCGGGTGTGACTTGTGCCTGATGGGAGATCCAGAGAAACAGTCTCAGCATCAACCCACGCCCCGCTAGCGCGATTTTGTAGGGTGTAAACGTCCCTCCCAAACTCAGGCCCGAACGTGAAAACTTTGACAGCCTCACCATCTACAAGCACGTCGTCAGCTGAAAGATTACGCCAAGCCCCCTCAGTGCTTTTCGCTAGGTATTCAACGCCCGTTATGGTTCTGATGATTCTGCAAAGGCTCATTCTAAAAAAAAGACCCGATTGGCGGAGAGAACCAATCGGGTCATCACCACCCAGCGTCGCAACCAGGAGCGGAGTTTACTGGGACTTTCCGCCCTTTTTAGGGGCGGTAGATTTGTTTTCAGCTTCGGCTGTCTCTTTCTTTAAGAGTGCGGCCCCCGCGTCACCGTCGTACTTCGAATTGTCAATGGACGTCACCTCGTTCTGTGGTCTGTCTGTCCATTTCTGCTTGTCTTGCCTCATCTTTCGGAACCAGGCTACGCGAACGTAATTCTTCTTGTCTCGCTCCTCTTTGAATCGAGCTAGGGTTTCTTCGGCATCGCCAAGCAATACTGCATGAGCCTTGCCTGCCTTGTCCCACCCTATTACCAGGCTAGGTTTGAAATTGAGTTTGAGTGTGTTGCTCATTATGCTGAAACGATTCGTTGAAGTGCGGGAGCGTCACCGACGGACACGCCGTAAAGGAAGCCCGCGCTCATGTAGGTATTGCCACCGCTCGGATCATACCAAAATCGAAATTGAAAGGGTAAACCTGTGACTGGCTCTATGCGGTTTTCGATGGCGATATGATCAGCCACCGGCCCGTAAACAGGTCGAGCCGCTATTACTAGGCCGCTTTTGCCCACCGCAAAACCTTCAAGGGATTCTGCGTTGGTGGGAATTGATTCGTAATGGTGAACATTAAAACCGCGGGCCCTCGACATTTGCCCTTCTTTGATCGCGTTAGAATTGCCAAATGATGAAGCGTCATTGATTGCCGAATCTTTCAAAAGCGCGGAGTAATACGTTGGCCCCAACAAAAGAGCCCGGTCTTTCTGCTGGACTTTGCGCGTTGTCAATGCCCCAGCAATATCGGCGACCACGTCAGCGTCAAAAACTCCTGCCGCTTTGGTTGTCTTATTCGAGAAGTTTGCGTTTGTGATTAGCGCAAGAAGATCGTCAACTAGCGCCTTTATAGTGGCTTCTTTGGTCGGCTCAAAAAAGTGATCCATCAACCACTTGGCATTGCCCGCCTTCGTGATCTCTAGATCGCTGAACTTTGCGGGATGCCCTTTGAAATTTGAAAGGGTAGTGATCACGGCTGTCGATGTGACATCTTGAGCCGCACTTGAGTACCCACTCGAAACATCTTGAGCCGTCAGAGATGACGCGATACGAGTTGTTACAGACTCGCCCTTTGTGGCTATGTCCTTTGAAAAGTTTGTTGAGAACAGGTTGACTGGGAAGAAGTTACTCCCCAGGTAAGCTATTGCGTCGTCAGCAATAGCAGCCAGATTTATTCCGCTTAAAGTATTGGCCATCTGTCAACCCGTTCTCTGAAGTGCTTATGCTGAAACGATTCTGTGCATTGAGTTCGCTTGCCCCTTTGAAACGCCCCAAAGCGTAGCAACGGACAGAAAAGATTTGCCAGCATTCGCGTCGTACCATGATCGAAACTGCAACGGCAATCCCGAAACAGGATCAACGACATTCTCGACATCGACCGGCGCCCCAGAGTTTAACTCTGTAGGATTCGCAACTGTTCGGGCTGCAAACGCTAGAGCACTTGGGTGCAAGATCATCCCTTCGAAACTTTCCGCTAAATTCGGGATGTTTGCATACTGAAAAACATTCAATCCCCTGACCCGTTGCACTACGCCTTCCTTGATTGCCTGGCTATCACCGAACGCGCTAGAGTCCTCGACAACAGCGTCCTTCATGAGTGCTGTGTAGTAGGTAGGATCAAGGATTGCTGACCTGTTCCGCATTGGAACCTTGAGAGCTGTGATAGCACCGGCGATGTCTGCTAAATCATCAGAGTCAAAGTTTGAAGCAGTCGTTACCGTCTCATTTGCGTAATTCGCGGTTGTGCAAATAGCAAAGATCGTTTGCATGATCTTATCTTGCAAGCCTTCAAGGGCTGGGGCGATAAAGTGGCTTTTCAACCACTCCGCATCGCCTGCCTTTGAGATCTCCAAATCAGTGAACCCGTAAGGAACACCAAAGAAGTTGTCAAGAGTGACCGTTACAGCTGTTGACGTAACGTCTTGAGCTGCTGTTGAATAGCCGCTGGATAGATCCTGCGCCGTCAAGCTCGAAGGAATCCGAGTTGTTACGGTCTCTCCCTTTGAGGAGATGTCCGTTGAAAAGTCGGTTGCGACTGCTGACAATGGGAAGAAGTCGTAAGATAAATAATCGAGGGATTCCTGCGCAATTGCCGCCAGGTTTATTCCTCCAAGTGTGTTTGCCATGATGTATAAAAAAGAGGGTTACTTGATGTGAGGTTTGATTTGCTCCAGGTAGAAAGCTCGCTTGTCTACCACAGGAAGTGCAGAATGCTCAGTCCAGAGCGCCGTGAATTCCTCTTTAGTCTTTGGAGCGGTCGCCGTTTCAACTTCGCCTTCAGGCGCAACCGGATCGCCACCCTGAGCTGATACAATGTCAGCCGCTTTCTCATCCGCTGTTTTTGCAGCTTCGATAAGAGTGGCAGTTTCCGTGTTAACTGCTTCCAGCTTGTCGGTTAGGTCAGTGACCGCTTTCGCGTTCTCACCCCGTAGGGTTATCAGTTCCTCGCTCTGTTGAGTATTGAGAGTCTCAACCTCTGCGAGATGCGCCGCTTTCGCGGTCTCAAGGTCGGCAGTCACAGCAGTCCGCGCCTCTTTTTCGGTTTTTAGTTGCTCACCCATTTTGCCGATCTGCTGATTGGCTTCTTGAATGTTCGTAAATGTTTCCATCATAGTATCTTTTAAAAACCCGTCTTACTCGATTAGTTGAAGGAGCTGCGGTAAGCCGGTTACGTGGCCATCTGTGAGGCCGAGATCTAGGGCTTTTCGTCCGTCGTAGATTTTGGATTCAAAAACCTCAGCTGACACTTTGCCTTTTCGCGCCTTCGTTACAGCCTTCTTGAAAACGTCGTAAATCGTGGAGATTCGCCCATTGAGTTCGGCTTTCTCGTCTGTGCTAAGTGGCTTAAATCCAGCCCCATCGATCTTGTGTGGGCCTTTGAAAAAGGCGGTTGTTTTGATGCCTATCCGTTCCATCATTCCGCTTACATCTTGATGAACGATTACGGCGCCTATCGAGCCAACCTTGGCTGACTCCGTTGAATAAATAGCTTTAGCCTGTGACCCTATCCAGTAACCCGCAGAAGCCATCATCATATCTGTAAACGCATAAACCGGCTTGGAAGCGGCAGCGATCTGGCTGGCTAGTTCTTGCAATCCGATACCACCACCGCCCGGAGTGTCTAGATGGAGAATGAGATTCCGAACATCCTCACGTCCTTCCGCCTCTGCTAGAGCCTCTGACACTTCGTCGTAATCAGTGCCCCCCATCATTCGTTCAAAGAAATCCAAGCGTTTACCAACCACCCCCGTTATGGTGATTACAGCCGTTTCGCCGTAGATCTCTGTTAGTGGGTGGGGCTCGTTTGCCTCGGACATCTCAGCCAGGCTTGAAAGGCTCGCCATCGTTTCGGTTTGGCCGACCTGCGATAGGTATACCTCCAAATAACTTGGGTCGATGCACCAAACCTCATTTCGTAATTTGTTAAGCAGCTGCGGCGTCATTCGATTCGATGGGTGGGTTTGCTGATCGTTGCGACATAAGTGAAAGCGCCATGTTCAGGTCAATGCCCTCAGACTCGGAAATGTGTTTGGCCCGCTGAATAAGGTCGATATTTTCCGCCTCGGTCTGAGTGCGAATCTCTTGCCAATCTTGACCTCGTTCTCCTGCGTCATCAGCCAGGGTTTTTAACCCCATTTTAATATCTTCGCGTGCTTCCTTAGATTCCCGGCCTACATCAACGGTGATTTTTTTGGGATGCTGCCAGCGAACCTTCCACCAATCCGCTGAATGGGGGAGGTCTCCGCGTTTGATCGCTTTTGAAATGACCCAACCCCAGACCCGTTTGTTAAATTTCTCGTCAAGGAGGTTTCCCCGCTCGTTGAACTTCCGTTGCGCCTTAGCCAGAACAGCTCTTTGCGTGGCTCCGCCTGCGTCAGTAGGGTTCCATACGAACTCAAAAGGAAGCCCCAGCCCTACGGCTGTCTTGCGCATTAAAAGTTCAATGAAGCCTTGAAATGCTGGAGAGGGTTGGTTGCCGCCGAACTCTGAAATATCTTCCCCGTCTTGAAGGCGGGGGATCATTCCAGCGTCGAAAGTCTGCCAGGGCACTGTGCCTGTGTCGGCGGCGGCGTAGCCAGATTCAACGATGTCAAGGGCGTCGTCGGTGGTACCGCCTTTCGTCACCATCACCATACCGATCGCAGAACGCATTTTAACCCCGACCTTCTCGTAATCAAGAATGTCGGCAATGTCCCAGACGTCAGCGATTGCGTGGGCAAGGGATGTGACGCCCCTGTACTGATTGACTCGTTTAGCGTCGGAAATCAAAATAAAATCCTTCGCCGGAATCCGCTTTGAACCTTTCTCTTCCTTGACGTGGTAAGCTGTTGGCCTACCCGTTTTGGGGGAAATTGAAACGCCGTCGAAATGGTCCTTGTCGTTTCGGTCTCCTGCGATCCTGTGAGCTTCGATAGGTTGAAGGAACGGCCATCCATTGCCGCCTCTGACCATGTTAAACCCTATGTCACCGTCGATGTCTAAGCGGAGTGACGCCAGCCGTTGAAGGCCCCAGAATGAGAACTGCCCCGCTAGATCAGCGTTTTTCGCCCATTCATTGAAAAATTGTTCGTACTCTGTTGCAACATCCCCAGCCAATGATTGAGGCCGAATACCTGCCCCTACCGAATACCTAGTAACGTCGTCGATGGCCCCTTTGACTTCCCCATAGTTCTCGTAGAGCGTGCGCGCGAACCCAACCAAAGTCTGCCTTGCGGCCTTGTTTAGTGTGGTTCTTGAATCAGAAACGAAGCTGGATCTGTTCGATCGGTGCCTTGTTCTCTGGGTTCCAGAGTAATAAGAGTTTGAGGAAGCTGCTACCGCCGTCTCCATAGGCCGGGAATACTGGTCGACTAAAAGGCTCTGACTCATGAGAATCGAACGAAAGTGGTCCTAGCCTTGCGGATATTGCCGGCAGCGTTCAGCCCTCGCTCGTACGCCACCGCAGTAACCGCATTCATCACGTCCTCAATGGGGATTAAGGGTTGCTGTGAATGACTTTTTCCCGCCTCAGAAAAAGCCGTGAATTGAACGCCTGAAAGGATCTCATCAGCCAAGCTTTCGAGCTTTGCCGTAATCCATGCGTCTGTCTGAAATCTTACTAGCGCCGCGATGTCTGCCACTATTGAATGTGGCCAAAACCCGTCTTACTCAGCTGCGTAAAGTCTGGCCACTGTAGCCGCTACCACCTGCATACATTCACAATCCCAACCGTGATTCTCGCGAAACTTGACCCACCTAATCACCATTTGCCCCGTTGCTTTGTTGATCACCTCCCGCTTTCTCTCGGAATCCAGCTGGTTCTGGTAGTCCTCCGTCAGAGATCCACAGTCGCAGACATCCCATTTAGAACCCCGCCCGCGCTTTAGCCTGTTCATGACGTCCTTAACCGTGGGGTTGCTCCACCGGATCACAGCAGGGGCAAAAGGAAGATTCCCGATCCGTTCCCGCTTAATGACTGAATGCATCTTATTCCGCTTCTTCGTCATCTCCCCCTCTTTGATTGTGTGCAAATAGCTTTCGTGGTCCTCTCCTCGGAGGCCAATCCAACGGCGTTTTGAGCATTCAGAAAGCACGGTGGCCCGCTCATAACCTATGTCGAGAAAGACCCGATTGGGCGGAATATTCAGCTCCTCGGCTAGTGCCTGGACTTCATCGAAGCTCTTTGGCCTCCTGAAAGCCAGCAATCGGCTTTCCCCTTCCTTCGACCACGCCCTTGCTACCGCCCAGAAATCCGCTAACTCATGCTGGCAATCCACGGTTAAGAACCGCATAGCCTCCTCTGGCCATTCTTCCGAAGGTTGATAGTCTCCGAATTCTATTTGCTCCGTTCCTAGGTGTTCGGTTTCATCCCAGAACTCGGCAAGCTGAAGATTGACAAATTCTTTGAGTGGGGATGTATATCCTTTTCTCGCCTCAACTTTCGCCTTGAGGAATTCCTCAACGAGATCTCCCCACGATAGAACCGAAGGCGGAAGCGCCAGGGCATTGAAACGGAAGGAACGAACGCGGCCCGTGGCTTCTGGGTTCTGTTGTATATACCCGCCGCCGTCATTCATTGAGCGGATCGTGTTTGCGTCGTGGGTGTGAAGGTGATCGCAATGAGGGCATTTTAGCCTGACCGTTTCGCGAACCGCTTTGTAATCCCAAAGGTCACCTGGGTGTGTGGTGGCGTCGTCATCCCATGTGATGACTTTGGAGAACTCAGGAAGGATGAGCTTTCTGCATCCTTGACATTGGAGGCCCCATTCCTCTTGGGTTCCGCCTTTCCAGCCAATTGAAAAGTCGTCCCCTTCGCGTTCAGGGGTCGATGAAAAGAATCTGCGCCGATTCTGGAACCGCGTCGTTCTGGCCTTCGCCCTGGCTACGTTCCCCGGTAAATACTTGCTGACCTCATCACACCAAAGCCACCGGATCGAATGAGAACGAAGAAAGGAATTATTGGCGGCCCCTATCATAAGGGTCGCCTGCGGGAATTGGATTTTGAGTTTCTTTTTGGCTGTCCTGTCCTTTGGGAATTGCTCTGCCAGCATCGCGCAGCTTTCCAAGGTTGGGTTTAACTTATTCTCAGCGAGATCCTTTGCGGCCTCGTTTGAATCCATCACTACCATAGTTGGGCCCGGAGATTCGCAAAGCGACCACGCAACCCCGCCTTGCATGATCGTCGTTTTGCCGAGCTGCGCCGCACAGCATAGCCAGATTTCCTCTGTCTCATTGTCAGGGATACAGGAGAGGGGCCCCTTGAGCCAGGGGGTTTCGTCTATTCGAAAGCGTTGCCCGTAGGGTGAATCTCTGAAGCGCAAGTGCGCCTCCATCCAATCCCAGATTAGCGTTTTGTCAGCTGGCTTGTGGTCCCTACCGGTCCATCGTGTGAAGAATGCTGTTGAAGTCAATCATACCTTTGGTTGATCTCCTGTGTTGCTCCGTTGGGGTGTGGTGCTGTTTGCTTCTCCTAAAAGTTGAAGCATTCCTGGCTTGCCCTCTTTGCCGCGATCTCGCAAAACCTTTCCTCTATCTCGATTCCAATAGACGAAAGCCCCAAGTCTTTTGCAGCTCTTAGTGTGCTTCCAGACCCACAGTAAGGGTCTAGAACCGTTGACCCTGAACTGTGACTGAGGATTTTAGTCATTAACCCAACTGGCTTCTCCGTCGGATGAATTAACGCATCAGGCGAAACCCTCTTGGTACTGATTACATCAACCGGCCTCGTGCTTCCCCAGGAGTGATTAGGCCCAGGCCAAAAACAGCACATCTCCCATCTCCTTCCGTATTCGTGCTTTAAGTCTCCCATTGAATGGCCGCCTTTATCCCAAACAATTACGCTTTTCGGTTTCGGCATTCCTTCAGTTAGGTTATCCCACCGCCCGAAAGCATAAAGAGCAGAACGCGCCATTGACTTCATTACAGCGATCATCTCGCAATCATAGAAATCGTCGCCTTCAATCGCCCCCTTTTTCTGGTGGTCAGTGGTCCAGTTTGATTCGTATCCCATCCCATATGGCGGGTCAGTCGCTACAATGTCAACCTTCCCCAATTCGGGAAGAATAGCCCTACAGTCTCCTTGATAAATCGTAACAAAGTCGTCTGCGTAATATGGTTTAATCATCGTATGGTGTGCCCCGAATTTTCGCGATCATTTCCTCACCGCTCGCGTCAATTTTCTTTTCCATCTTGGCCACGGATAGCCCCTGCAAAAGCGGCGCTATCTCTCCCCCTAGCCTTCTGGTGTGTGAGGTCACTGCGCTTGTGTAAGTTGCGAAGTGGCGCCGGACTTCATCGACGGGCAGGAGTTTTCCTAGTCGCTCATCAATGTCGATCTGTAAGCGTTGGCATTGGAGGTCTAGTTTTTGCTCTTCAAGCTTGGCCCGTGATCCGCTTTTGCCTTTGTTGTGGATTGCCTCTTCAAAAACCTTCCGGACGTCTGCTAGTGAGTAAAGGTGAGACTTGTTTCTTTTCCCAACTGGCTGAAGACTGGAAACATAATGCCTGATTGTTGGGATGCTTTTATCAAAAGACCTGGCAAGTTCTGGTACAGACAACCCTTCCTTTGGTGATCGTGTTGGGTCTGGCTCATGGAGATCTTCCGTTTTGGGCATCCACTCCGAAAGGTTATCTTTCATTTGTTTTTTGCAATTTTCCAATATGTCTCAAGTGCTCGCAAGCTCCCAGCGAAGTCCCCAACATCTTGGAGTTGATGAAAAACCTTCATTGCTGCTGTCATTGCTAGCCCCTTGGTACTTGCTGTAGGTGTTAAGGAAACCGCAGTGAAATAATCAGTTGTTTCGGAGAATACTTGCCGCGCTTCCGCTGGGTCTTTGAATACTCCCGAAGTAACTAACTGGAATGGAGTAACCCCCTCGCAAAGTTGAACGATTACCGCACTAGCCAGCGGAGAAAGGCCGGAGTTTTTGGAATTGTCGGGCAAGGTCTTTAGTGCTGGCGTTGATTTGCTCATCTGCTGTATTTGATTCCCAAATTTGATCCATTAAAGCGCTGATAAAACCGAACAGTTCACGATTGTCGCACAGGTCGATATTTTCAAATCGTGGATTGTGGTTAAGGTTCATACTTGTCCTTATGACCAGTCGATAGTCACTATGAGAGTATAGTAAAAATTTGGCGTGGTTTTTGGTTATCCTAATTGCGTCCTTCCCGTAAGTTTTCCGTAAGTTGTGAAGAAGCCCAGGTTGCCGGGACTGAAAGGTTGAATCGATAAGCAAACGAAACGACTTCACCGGCCTTGCTGTAATAATATCTTGAAGCCTGCCCAAATTGGCCCGCGCTGCCGTCCATGTGCTCAAGGTGAAGTTTCCACCGGGGAGCACAGTGAAAAGCTCGTCTATAATGTCTATTAAACTGAAATGCCCCTTGGAGAATCCGAAGCGGGAAACGCCTTGAAATATAGGATCAAGAAATTGCTTCGCCGCGTCTTTTCGGTTTAAAAAGACTATTTGCTCTTTTGTTAGAGCAGGAGCACCGCCCGCCATTCTTTCGGGGAGTTTCGTTAGCTGGAACACTCTGGATTGTAATGGTTCGTTTTTTTCAGCGTTCATAAAAATTTATCGGTGTTTACGTACCTGCATTTAGAACATAAAAGATGATAGCTTCCTTACAGGGGGGCTGCATATTCCTCACTTTCAAGTACATGCCAGTTGTTCTCTGGGTACCGCAAATTGCTTGGGTTCACCATTGAATGCATAGCCTTCGGCATATCCCTGTAGTGGTAAAAAATAAAGGAGTCGCGCTCCTGTAAGTAGACGGCCATCACGTCAAAATCACTCTCTCTGTATGCTTTCCTGTACGGAATCCTCTTCCCGTTTTCTTTTTTCCAACCCATATGGCCGAAGTTAACTAACCACCCGGTAGGAGTTATGCTGCCTTTCTTAATTTGGATACCTATTAACTTTGACTTATGCGACCCCACTACCACGTCAATAGCGGTCGCGTGTCCTGATGGCCTGTAGGTCATCCACCCCCGCTTTGCCGCCTCCGCCTCAAAGACTAGCTCTGCTATCTGCCCTGCAATGCACGACTTAGGTACCCCATCAGCATCACCTTCTTTGAATGCCGTGACCCTGTCCATTGAGAACAAAAACTCTTGTCCCATACTCACCCTGCCTCCTTCACTCCTCTTCCTTCACTGCATTACCTCCAATCTTCTCAACCTCGAACACCTCGCAAAAGCTCTTTTTAGCCTTCTCGATAGATCTAAGCTCCACACCCGCCAACTGCGCCGCTTCTTCCTGCGTCCATCTCCCGAGGATAACCCCGAGCACATACACCCGCGCGAGGGCTGCCTTGCGCTTATTCTCTGGGTTTCCCCGCTGCCTCCCTACTTGCCATCTAAAAATATCATTCAGCTTATCTGCCGCCGCTGCTGCGTACAGTGACTCTTGAGCAGGCTCTGGGATCTCATCAAAGTGGTAATGTGGGTCGATTTGGTTTTTGTATTCCATTGGCTAATGATAGCTTTCTAAAGATCCCTCTTAAATTATCCGAACCCCACACTCCGACCAACAGCCCGCACTTCTTTTGATCGTTGCACATGAAATATGGTTTCCCTGTGCCCATATCCGTTTCATTGTTTCGATGAGTATCATGGAAACTGAGCGTCTGCCTGTGGCATATAGGACAAGTTGAAGGCCCT